ATGGTCTTCAGCCGATGAAGCTCCGGGCACTCGAGCGCGGGAGCTTCCGCATGCATCCGGGCAATATCCCATATCTGCTTTTCGGCGGGCGGCCGAGATTTATCTCCATCGCGAAAGCACAGGAACTCGAGCGCCGCGGCAAGTTCACGCCCCGGACACGCGGACCCTATGCGATTCGGCTTCCGAAGAAGCCTATGTTCAAGCCGGCGTTCAACGCGAAGAAAGAGACCGTGGTTCGGTTGGTGCTCCAGCGCATCATGGATGGATTCAAGAGGACTGCATGAGCGGACGAAGTACCCTGTACGATGCCATTGTGATGGCCCTCGGGACAACAGCCTATCCTACAAGCTCGACTGCGATTCACTACGTGACGCGGGATCGGGAAGAATGGTGGGATTGGTTGGCCGATCAATTCCCCGGCGTATGCGTGCTGGACAAACCGGAGGAGAAAAAGCCCATTGCCTACTGGGGCACTACGGATATGATGGATATGGAAGGGATGGTAGATTTTGGAGTCTCCGGCTACGTCCAGGACGTAACGCAGGCAGCCATCAATTCCAAACGGTCCACACTGATTGCCGATATTGAGCGGCTTATCATGAGTAGTACGGTAGTTGCGGACGCATGCGGCGATATCTGGCCGCTCACGGTGGAGACGGATGAGGGTGTGATCGAAGGATTGGGCACATGCGAGCTGACATTCCGAGCACGGTACTTCTACAATCACAAGGGTCCATAGGAGGACACTATGGCAGCGTATCTGGGCAAAGACGGTTATCTGACGGTTGGCGGCTCGACTGCGGCCTACATCGACTCATGGTCGCTGAACGCGACTGTCGGGACAGCGGACGTGACGGGCTTCGGTGATTCGGCGCATGCTTATACGCACACGCTCCGAGATCACACAGTCAATTTCAGTGGCACGATGGACCGGAGCGACGCAGAACAGGCGACTCTCATGGACCAATTCGAGGATGCGACGCTCGCGGACGTAGCGTTGCGACTGTACTGGGCGCCGGCCTCTTTTTGGTCTTTCAACGCACGCCTCAATGGCATGACGGTTAACTCGCAGGTGGGAGACAAGGTGTCGATTTCCTGGACTGCGCAAGTAAACGGGGCGATAGCCGCTACGTCGAGCTGAGAAGGAGTAACGCATGGCTGCCTATGTTGGGCGAAACGGACAGATTTCCATTACCGCATCTTCCAGTGGGAATGTTGCCTACGTGGATTCGTGGTCGTTGAATGGAACCATCGCGACTGCGGATATCACGGCTTACGGAGATAGTGCGCGGCGGTATGCGCAGACGCTCCGGGACGCTACGGCGACGCTGACGATGACCATGGACAGATCGGACACGGACCAAGGTACACTGTACGCTCAGTTCGAAACTGCGACGCTCGGCGCTGTTGCTTTACGGCTCTATTCAGGCGCCAGTGCGGCGAGTTCTGAGTTCTGGGCCGGACAAGCGCTTTTGACGGGGCTTACAGTCAATAGCGCCGTGGGCGACAAAGTGTCGGCGAACATCAACGCACAGTTCACCGGCGGTATCTCCTACTGGACTTCGGGGGCTACGGGCTGAACATGGCTGAGTACACGATCGTCACCAAAGAGGTCGAATACATTCCGGAATGGGACGGTAACGGCGAAAAGACAGAGCCAATCACGGCGACATTGGCATATCTCACGGCTGCGCAGCGGAGCCAGTGCATCAGCGGGCGTCAGGTATCGGGAGATGTGGCCGTGGTCATCGATTACGGCAAAGCGGTGCGGTTCGGGCTGAAGAATCTACGAAATCTTGTCGTGAACAAGAAGAAGATACAGACAGCCGACGATCTGCTGGACCTATCGGGCTTCGATGCACTGTTCATGGAGATCGCGAGCAAAATCTGGCAGATGAATGCCAGAGAGGATGCGCGCCCTTTGCCATAGCGTTCCATCTCTGGGCCGATGGGGGATGGACAGATTTCGTCCCTACTGACAGGGACAACCGAGCCATGGTGCTCTGGGGATATGAGATATGCCGCAAGGACATACCGATGTACTTCACGGACGCCGCGGCGCGGGCGGTGCATCTATGGCAAATGTACAAACTCTTTGGCTGGCCGTTCGCCGGCGGGTGGGCCGAGCAGCCGGCCTATATCGTGGACATCATAGAGACGCTGGAACTCGAAGCCAGGAAGCGGGATAAGCATGGCGGTAAGTGACGAAGTCAAAATTCGCATTCTCACGGACATAAAGCAAAGCACGAAAGCATTGGCCGCGCTTGGTATTTCGGTGGGCGGTGTGGTGCTTGCGTTCAGGCAAGTAGTAAGGTTTCTCGGAGAGGCAGAACAGGAGTTTTTCAAACAGGAACAGGCTACGGCTAAGTTGACGGCCGTGCTAAAAGCGACAGGGGGCGCTGCCGGATATACCGCCGAAGAGATGAAAGACATGGCGAGCGAGATGCAGCGTTTGACTGTATTCGAGGATGATACAGTCACGTCGGCGCAAGCCGTGTTGGCGACATTCACGAAAGTCGGACGCGATGTATTCCCGCAAGCCATGAGAGCTGCGGCCGATATGTCCACTGTCATGGGTCAGGACCTCCAGGCCAGTATCGTGCAGGTAGGCAAGGCGTTGAATGACCCAATAGCTGGAGCTACGGCGCTCAGGCGCGTGGGCGTGCAACTGAACGATGAGCAGCGACGACTCATCAAAACGTTTGTCGAACAAGGAGATATTCTCTCGGCGCAGAAGATTATCCTTGGCGAGTTGAATACGGAGTTTGGTGGCGCCGCACAAACGATGGGCGATACAGCTTACGGCGCGAGTGTCCGGCTTAAGAATGCTATGGGCGATCTGAGAGAGGAAATAGGTCGAAATGTTGCGGAAGGCATGAAGCCGTTCCGCGAATGGTTAACCAAGATAATCGAATCCGCTAGCACCGCAACGGCCAATCTACGTGAACTCAAAACCATTTTGACGCAAGGCGTGAGTCAATCTACTGCATCGGAGACGCTCTACAAAGCTCTCACGACAATGGACGAAAAATTAGCGCGAATGCGACGTGGCGCTGGTTTTCGCAGTTTGGGAGAATCATCATTCCTCGTACCTGAGATGGAAGCACAACGGGCTCTGATAATTCAGCAAATCAGAAATCTGGAGCTTGTTGCCAAATATGAGAAAGACCCGGAGCGGCTTAAGGCTGCGCAAGCACAAGCTGCGATTGATGGCGCGCGACTTGAGATATTGGAATCGTGGAATGAAGAGCATGCCAAAGAACTCGAACTTATGGGAAAGCTCGCAGCATTGGAAGCATATCGATTCGGAGCAGAACCTGGAGTGGAAGCTAAGCGCTTGGAACTTATTGCTGGTATCCGCGCTGAGCTGGAAAAGCTGCGTCCTGTCATTCAAGCTATCACAGATTCTGGGCCGCCTTGGGGGCCGGTTGTCGAGGGTATCCTCGAGGACGTTGAGGCCATCGAGATATCCATGGCGGACTGGGACGAAATGTGGAGGGATGCTACTGAATACGGCGGTCGTTTGACTGAACAATTGGAAGAGATGAAAGTCGTTGCGGATGAAGTGGGGCAGAGCTTTGAAGCGATTTTCGACGAAATGGAAAGAAGTCTCGCCCAAGGTGCATTCAACGTTGTTTTGGATGGATTACGCGAAATGGGTGCAGCGTTTGCCACCATGGGCAAAGAAGCGAAAACTGCGCAGGAAATCGCAGAGGATATGCTGCGCAGCATCCTACGGATGTTGCCCCAGCTTTTCCTCAAGGCGGGGCTCGAGGTTATCGGCAAGAATGTACCGCTCGGTCTTGCTCTGCTTGCTGCGGCCGGCATAACAGCTATCGCATCAGGGGCGGCAGATGCGAGCGCGGCGGCAGCGCTTGCTGAAGAGACCGGGGTAAGTAGCGGCGGTACCGGCGCGTCGACGATGCGCCGAATGGGTCCCACCTACATCGTTCAGGGCTCGCTTGTGACTGAGAGGTCTGTGGATGCACGGATAGCGGCCGGCTACGCGCGGAAGGTGGGTGCGTACTGATGGCGCTCCCGTGGATTGCGGCAGCGTGGAAGACACAGCTACAGACGGGCTTCCCGAGCGCCGATCGTTTCTACATCGATTTTCGCGGATACGACTATCCCGCTATCGCGGATACGTTGACCTATACAGCCATCACGAGCGGCACGCAGTGGAGCGGTTATAGCAACGCTACCGGCGGGTCTGCGACCTATCTACTCGACATGCCCACCAAGTTCGTGTTGGACATCCGGGCGAAACCGACTTTCGCTTTCGATACTGCGTCAAACCAATATCTTGGTGGCTGGTATATTTCTGGGAGCGATTGGGCGATGATCTTCTATCAGGCATCGAGTGACACTATCCGTTTTACTTATAGGCAAGGGGCTGTCTCGACAGCGTTAACGTCGTCTGCTTATCTCGATACGCCCACGCTCCAAGCAGTACGCCGGATCACGGTTAGTGTCGATACAACTACAGGGAGTACAGCCGGATCGGAGCTATGGATTGACGGTATATCTGTGGATACTACATGGGGAATCGCGATTCCGGCGCGGACGGTGAGGGTGCCGAAGTTCTGGTTTCGGCAGGACGGCAGCGGGAATATCGGCGCTTGGGATCTGAATACTGTCCGATACTTCCCTGGGGTGACGGCAACGACGGCGCAGGTAACGGCGCATTTCTCTACGGTGTACACCGAGGAGATAATCTGGTACCTCAATTCATGCTCGCTCGGACACACGCGGGTGAACGTGACGCGGTATGTGACGTCTCGTTACTGCGAGCGCATGGTATCTGACCCGGACACAGGGAGCCTCAAGGCGAATCGATTGAGTCTGGAGTTGAAGTCGGTCGCGGGAGAGTTTGCCGATGACCAATACGCGGCATGGGATCCGGCGAATGCGGTCTACAACGGCACGAGCGCGCAAGCCTACATGCGGCGGCGATGCCGAGTAATGGCGGAGACCTGGTACGGAGACAACTTTGAATCGTACTTCGCTGGTCGTGTTGAGGGCGGCTTCGAGAGGTCTACCGCCATCGGAGATATCAGCCGGGTGAATATCACGGCCGTCGATCAAACGGCTGAGCTCGGCATGCGGCGCGTTCGACGCGGACGATATTACCAGGACGACTACCTTACAAGCGCGACGGAAGCGGATTCGCTTCTGCATTCTTTCGTGCGCCTGGGAACCCGTCGCGAAATCTACAACTACTTGGCTAACTCAAGTTTTGAAAATGCGACGATTGCCAACTCGTGGGCATCGACCGGTGGTACTCTTTCGAGACAAGCGAGTCCTCTTGTTGGCACTTATTGTGGTCAGATCGTCACAGTAGGAGCAACGCAGAACGTCTATCAAACCGTCCTTTTCACCGGCACGAAAAAATTGAACGTCGGAGAGACGTGGACCTTCTCTATCTATCTACAAAACGCTGCGGCAGCTGCCAGTGACATCGATCTGGAAGAGCGAGATGCCAGCAGTGCCAATGGTATCTCGACGACGGCGTATTCTTTGAGCGGTGGCGACGGCTGGGTTCGATATGATGTCTCCCATACCGTTACAGATTCGACGTCAGATCGTCTCCGCGTATACATCGAGGTGCCAGTCAATACCACACTGCAATTCGACTGCGCTATGCTTACGCAATCGGATCGAGCCTATGAATGGTTTGTCCTAAATGACAACGATGGCGCGGCCGGGGATGAAAGC